GTCACAACACTCAGAGGAGAAATGCTTCCAAGGATCGACATTATCTTCGGAGGATTCCCATGTCAGGATCTCAGCGTCGCAAAGCAAAATCGCGAAGGCCTGGACGGAGAGCGCAGTGGCCTTTTCTTTCATATCGTTCGACTTGCCAGAGAGTCCCGACCAGCTTTCGTTTTTCTCGAAAATGTCACTGCCATCAGAACCGTTGGAGCCGAGAGAGTGGTCAAAGAACTGGCCGGGATCGGGTATGACTGTCGATGGACGACTCTTTCGGCCGCCAGCGTTGGAGCCCCACACAGAAGAGATCGATGGTTTTTACTGGCGCACTCCAAACGCGAACGATGCATCCAGGGGGCCGATGAGTCTGGACGTGGCAAAAAACGGCGGTCATCAGATCAGCCTGGTGACTCAAGTGAAGCACCAAGAGCTGTGGCCGGAATCAGCACAGAAACAAGAAATGAGTGGTCAACTCAGTCCAATGTTTTGCGAATGGCTCATGGGATACCGAACCGGATGGACAGAATTAGATGCCTTGGGAACTCAGTGGTTCCATTGCAAGTCCGAACGGCGTTCCAAAAGCTCGCAGGGTTAACGATATGATGCGGATCCAGTACGAGAAGCTGGTGGTCAGGATTCACAAGCTGATCGACGACGAGCTGGAGATGGACACCGACGAAGGGCGTGAAGCGTTCCGCGCCATGACGCAAGCTCTATTCGATGTTTACGCGAGCAATAGGAAAGCGAGGCTAGACCATGTGCAAGCGACTAATGACCGGAGCGCTGGCGCTCGCCATGGTGATCCTTCTCGACGTCGCCCTTCAGTGGTGGGCATGGTTCTATCACGCCAAGCGCCTGGATCTGCTCGAGCTTGAAGTGGTGGCGTTTATCACAGGGCACAAATAAAAAAAGGCCCGAGCCGAAGCCCGAGCCTTTGTCATGTTTCAAATCATTCCACTTCAACGATCTCAGCCCACTGATAACGATTTCCGCAACGCTGGTCTGAATTCCAGCGCGACACGATGTCTTCTATTTCGATCTTTCCGTCCACCCAGTCGAAGTATGTGTAATCTCCGCAGGAGTTAACGAAGTCGAGATCTGTCATCTCGTTCACGATGCGACCGTCGATTTTAATCAGGATCAGCTTTTCGTTTTCCATGTCTCCATTATACGACGCCAAGCGCCGGATGGAAGGGGGGTGCAAAAATAATTTTGCTAAACGGACTCCGTTGATTCACGCTCTATCCGTGGCCAAGCGCAAGAAGCCAGAAGCACCTAAAAGCGATACGATCATCAAGGGATTGCAGGAAGCGGTCTCTCGGGATCTAATCGCTCGCGTCAGGCGCGAGGCTTACGACCAGGGGAAGGCCGACGGATACCAGCTCGCGATCGCCATCATCGACGAAGAAGTAGGAGAATGCGCCTGCCGGATGCAAGACTCAATGCTGGTTATATGCGCCTCATGCCAGAGCGAACCGATTTTAACCTTCTTGATTGAGATGCGGAAACACGTCTTCGAGGCGTGAGCCTATAAGAACCAATAATAAGCCAGCAACCCGGCTCTGTGGTATGGTCTCGCAATCAAACAACACAGCCGAAGCGAGGCGGCTATTCTATGCAAAACGTACCATTCAACGACTATCGAGCCATGAGTGGCCTGAACGCGAGCCTTCTAAAGGCCTGTGCAAACGGACTCTACCACGGCTATCGGGCTCTCAACGTGCCGACTGAGCCATCGGATGCGATGCGATTCGGGACGGCTCTCCACGCCTATTTCCTCGAGTTCGATAGGTTCAACGATCTGGTCGCGGTCAGGCCGAACGTCGATCGCCGAACCAAGGCCGGGAAGGAAATAGCCGAAGCATTCGAGGCAAGCGCCGGAGCGAAAACCATCATCAGCCAGGACGATCTCGATCTCATCAAGCGGATGCGCCTTAAGGCAATGAGCCTAAACGACTACACAGCCGTCGAGGTCGACGGGCTCAAGGAGTACACGATCCAGGGCATGGCCAACTTCGCCGAGATCAAGGGACGCCTTGATCTGGTGGCGAAAGACGGCTCCGTGATAGTCGACGTGAAGACCACGAAAAGCGCCGATCCTTCGCAGTTCGCCCGGGACTTCGTAAACCTCCACTACGACATCCAGTTCCTGCACTATGCGAATCTGGCCAGGCTCGAGTGGCCCGATCTCAGCGACGTGCCGAGGATGCTGGTTCTCGCCTGCGAGACTACCTCGGGCGAGGTGGCGCTGTACGACGTGACCGAGATCGCGACCAGGGAGCGAGCGGTCGAGAAATACTGGCGAGCCGTGGACACGTTCTACCAGCTCGAGAAGACGACCGAACAGCCAGACAAGTTTCCACAGTACGCAATCAAGCTCGAAGCCCCAGCGTGGGCATAAAGGAGAGAAGACCATGAAGAACATCGTGCAGGCATTACTGAAAGCTCAGAAAGAAATCCAGAACGCTAGGAAGGACGCGAGCAATCCCCATTTCCGCTCGAAGTACGCGACGCTTGAGAACGTACTTGAGGCCGTGAAGTCTCCGCTGAATGACAACGGGATTGCCATCGCCCAGACCTGTGGCAAGGATCCAGAAGGTCACTTCGTCGAGACGAGGCTCATCCATGAGTCGGGCGAAACGCTCGAGAGCCGGATCTACCTCGTACTCGAGAAGCAGTCCATGCAGGGCTACGGCTCGGCGCTCACCTACGGGCGCAGGCTGTCCCTGGCTTCGCTCGTGGCGATCGGAGCCGAGGAGGATGACGACGCAAACAGAGCAGAGCGCGAAGCTCCTAGACCGCAAGCTAGACCAGCACAGGCATCGAAGCCGATCCAGGGCAAGGGAGGCCCGAGCTGGGACGACTTCAACAGATAACCGCCAGCCCGACCGCACTCGGGCTCCACTCGCAGGCGGGGAGCAGGGCGATTGACTTCGGTCGGTCGCCCTGTTTTACTTTGTCCATGGCATCACAACCCGAGAAGCTGATCGAGAACCAGATCCTCCACTACCTTTTCAAGCGCGGGATCTTCGCGTGGAAAAACCAGAGCGTCGGAGTCTTCGATCCGGTGAAACGGATCTACCGGAAGTCTAACAACCCATTCCACATCAAGGGCGTTTCAGACATCCTCGGGATCCTAAACGACGGGCGACTCCTAGCGATCGAGGTGAAGACCGAGAAGGGGCGACCATCTCCAGAGCAACAGCTATTTATTCAGAAAATAAAAGATCGAGGGGGGATTGCATTCGTAGCTCGGTCGGTGTACGAAGTGGAAAAGGAACTCAATCATGACACAACTAATCCGCCAGGTTCTGGAGACTAACGATCCTTTCGTCATCGTGGGCCTGCTAATCGGCTCATTCGTCGCCATCGTCTTCGGGCTTCTGTTCATCCTGTCCGTGTTCCTAACCTTGACCGATCGGGAGCGCCGGAATGGCCGCTAAGATCGCTCTAAAACTCATCAACTTCCTAGACAGCCTACTGTCTCGGTTCCTCCTCGCAGTCGCCGGAATCCCCCAAAATATCCCGGCTTCGGCGAGGGGGAAAACTAACAAACCAAAACGAAAGGGTATCGAAATGAAATCAAAGAAAATCGCAACCAAGAAGCCAGTCGCTAAAGCTAAGAAGATCACCGTGAAGGCGAAGAAGGCCGCGACTAAAAAGAAGAAATAAAGTTTCGTCGGCTCCCATCCGACAAAGCTAAGGCCAGAGTCTCTCCATGCGTGTTCCTTTCAATGCGATGGCTCTGGCCTTTTCTATTTCCGGGCGTATCATCGAGTCAGGGATGGGAGGGACGCGCCGTGGTATTCTATTGCGAGACTTGCGAGATGATGAAGACACGCGACCAAGTAATTCGAAAGATTTACACATGGGTATGCGCCGATTGCCGGACGATCCTCATGGTGGTGAACAGTGAACCAGATCGCAAACTTAACTAGTCACTCCCACGGGAGCTTGAAGTCCTCGCTCGGAAAGCTCATCGGCACGTTGAAGACGCTTTTCCTGACCTTACTGATCTTCTTCGGCGCCATGATCTTCTTCTCCGACAACCTCTCCTGATCCATCAGATCGCCGCACCAGCACCGTTTTTGCTTCACGATCCACATCCCGGAGTCGTAGCCAGCCGACGTCCGGCAATAGATCTTACACTCGGCGTCCCTGAGCTGGTCGAGACTGAAGCATAGCGCGATCAGAGCCAGGATCCCGGCTCTCACTTCTTCGCGCTCCGGTCGCGATAGTACGCGAGCAACCGATCGGCGTCCTTAATCATCGTCCGACCGTATTTCCCAAACAGCTCGGCGAACCATTCCTCGACCTGGTCGTCGTCTAGCTGAAGCTCATGGAACGAGAGTTCGTGCTGATAGGCGTGAATCAGTTCGTGGAGGATCGTCTCCGAGTTCATGCTCGAGCGCCGGATATGGATCTTTCTATCCTCGAGCATGGCGATCCCGTGAGTCTCACCAAAGCGAGCGTTATGCACCTTATCGGAGCGGACAGTGATCTTCCATTTCTTATTCACAACTTTAACGATCATCTCAGTCTCCTCGGTGTTAGAAGCTAATGAAGCGCGGGCCGTATTCGTCGATGAGTCCGATCCCCGTCGTCCAGTTATGGATCCGCTGGGGTCGGTAGGAGAGTGCTTTTGAGTAGGGGTCGCCGATGAAGCCTGCGTTAAGCTCCCAGAAGGTTTCGCCATTATAGCTCCGATAGTTAACCCCACCACGGTGAGAGTGACCGCACACGACGTTGCAGTTGTTAAAATCACGGTGTGCGCCCAGCTTCGAATAGTGGCCGTGGATGAACAGGATTCCGTTGATGTAGAGTTCCTCTGTCGGGTCATGGATGGTTGTCACTCCTTCGAAAGTCATTCGGGATCGAATAGCCTGGGCGATCAGATGTTCTCCCTCTGGGCACTTCTCGACGATGCGCTTGAGGATCCTGGCGTCATGGTTGCCCATTAGCTGAAAGCATTTAGCCTTGGGCGCTACCTGCTGGAGCGTCTTCCAGAAGTCCTCGGCCATCTCCCTGGACAGATCATCCTCAGCCTTCGGCGTGTAGGTATTCAGCGACCTGGCAAACTTCGAGGCCGAATACTGGTCGGTCAGATCACCCACCTGGACGATCACGTCCGGCTGTTCCTTCTGAGCGAAGGCGTAGACCATCGAGAGCGCGTTCAGATTTACGAAAGGCAGGTGCATGTCGCCCACGACCATGATCTTCTCGGCGTGGTTAAGCCTGACGACGTTCCTGTGCTCCTGAGAGCAGACGATCTCCTTGATCTTCTCCGGATCGTCGATCGCCGGGAATGGATCCTTTTTCTTCGGCTCTTCCTTTTCTTTCTCTACTAGGCCAGCCGCCCGGAGAGCGTTGTCCCAGGTCCCGAACAGGATCCCTACCGGGATGCGCGGAAAGATGGCCTGAAAGTCCGAGATCATTGGGACGCGGCCTAACTCGTGCGCCAGCTCTTTGAGCTTTACGACCACATAGTGCTTTTGATCCATGCGTGTTCCCCCGCTCTTAGGGTAAGGGGATCACTAGGAAAAAAAAGCCTACTCTCACGGCGCGGTGCAGTAATGCGTTAGCCTTTGATTCCTGACGACGATGGTCTAACACTGGAGAGAGAGCCCCGGTGGGGCTAACTGGACCGTCCAGTGGAGGAACAGAGCATGACCAACATTCCCGAGATCCATTGTCGATATGACCGGATGATTCCCATCCATGAGCTGAAGGATCATCCGAAGAACCGGAACAAGCACTCCGACGAGCAGATCGAGCGTCTGGCGAAGCTGTACGAGTACCACGGGATCAGGCACCCGATCATCGTATCCGAGCTCTCTGGCTGTATCGTGGCAGGCCACGGACGAAAGCTAGCAGGGAAGAAGGCAGGCTTCGATTCAATGCCTGTGGTGTTCCAAAAGTTCGCGGACGATACCGCAGAGTATGCGTTTATCCAAGCCGATAATGCGATCGCCGCTTGGTCCGAGCTCGACCTAGCCGGGATCAATGCGGACCTGCCAGAACTGGGCCCGGACTTTGATTTAGAGATGTTAGGCCTAAAAGACTTCACGCTGGATCTGTCGGAGAAGCTCGAGCCCGAGTGCGACGAAGACGAAGTGCCAGACGCCAGGCCAGAGCCGAAGGTAGTTCAAGGCGAGGTTTACATTCTCGGGAATCATCGCCTGATGTGCGGAGATTCTACTGCGATCACCAATGTCGAGCGGCTGATGAACGGAGAGAAGGCAGACCTGGTTTATACGGATCCACCGTATGGAATTTCTTACAAGTCTCCATCTGGAAAAGGACTCACCAACCGAGGTGATTACGCAATAATCAAAGGAGATGATAAGCCTTTTGATCCTTCATGTTTATTTTCATATTCAGAAAAGATTATTACTTGGGGAGCGAATCATTACGCCAATCAACTTCCAAACTCTGCTTCTTGGTTGGTATGGGATAAACGAGATGGCGATGCCATAAACAACAACTCAGACTGTGAGCTTGCGTGGTGCAGTGATGGAGGATCTGCTAGATTGTTTCATCATAAATGGAATGGAATGATAAAAGCATCTGAGAAAAAAGAAAAAAGAGTTCATCCAACACAGAAACCAATAGCTCTACACGAATGGGTTTTTGAGGTTTCAGAAGCAGAAAAAAACATTTTAGACCTATTTGGTGGCTCCGGATCAACGCTTATCGCCTGCGAAAAAACAGATCGAAAGTGCTTCATGATGGAACTTGATCCGCATTATTGCGGAGTCATCCTCGACAGATGGCAGAAGTTCACAGGCAAGAAGGCGCACCGGGAAGACGGAGTCGCCTGGGATGAGATCAGAGGTGCGTGATGGCGGTTGAAATTGACAAGAAGAAGCTAGAAGCCTTCATGCGACAGAAGCCGACTCTCCTCGATACGGCGGCGTTCTTCGACTGCTCGGATCGTACAATCGAGCGCTTTATCCGCGACGAGTACGGAGTGAGCTTTGTCGAGTTTCGGCAACAAAAGATGGTCCACACTAGACACGCGCTAATTCGTAAGGCGATCGAGAAGGCCATGGGCGGGGATAACACCATGCTGATCTTTTGCCTAAAGAACCTATGCGGTTGGGCAGATAAGCAAGAAGTGGCTGTCGAGAACGAGGGCGCGATCAAAATCAATATGAACTACGAGCGCAAGAAGAAGGAATGAGTGAAGCAGTCGAACAATACTCAAAGCCATACTTCAGCGACTTTAACCCGCGAGTTATTCCGTATCAGTCTGATGTCGTCGATTTTCTTGATGACTGGGATTTCGGACGAGGTACGCCAGAGATTCTCCTTTCTGGCAGTTATGGATCCGCAAAGTCTATCCTTATGGCTCATCTGGCAGTCCGTCATTGTGTCGAGAATCCTGGAGCGAGAGTCTGTCTAGCGCGTAAGGCGTTACCGGACCTGAAGGACACGATCTTCAAGGAGATCCTGGAGCACATCACGGAAGACTTCGTCGAGGGAAGGCACTACAGAGTAAACCACTCGATCGCTAAGGTTACCTGGTGGAACGGATCCGAGATCATCTCGAGAAGCTGGTCGGATAAGAAATACAAGAAGGCCCGGTCGCTCAAGCTGTCCATGGTTGTGTTCGAAGAGCTCACCGAAAACAACGAGGATGACAAGGCCGCCTTCGATACGCTGAAGGCCCGTCTTCGCCGGATCCCAGAGGTGAAGGAGAATATCCTGATCGCCGCCACGAACCCGGACGGGCCAGGCCACTGGGTTTATAAATACTTCTTCGACAGCGAGGCCAGGACTCGAAAGGTGTTCAAGTCGGTCACAACTGACAACCCATTCCTAGATCCGGTTTACATCGAGCAACTGAAGCAGGACCTAGCTCCTCGCGAGGCCCAGCGGTATATATACGGCGAGTGGGTCGAGATCGACCAGGACCGGATCTACTCGGCCTATGACGCCGATAAGAACCACATGAACACCGCCTACCAGGTAAGGCCCCACCTTCCGATCGTGCTCGCGTTCGACTTTAACATCGGCCACGGGAAGCCTATGTCATCGGCGGCTGGCCAGTGGGACGGGCGCGCCTGGCACTGGTTCGATGAGGTGGTGATCCAAGGAGCTCGGACTCAGGACGCTATCGACGCATGGATCGAGAAGGGCATCCTGACGCACCGGGCGAAGATCATCGTCAGGGGCGACGCTTCCGGGCAGGCTCGGGACACGCGCTCCATCGTGTCGGATTATGACATCATCAGGAAAACCCTGGCCAACTCAGGCGCCACCTTCGAGATGCAGGTCCCTCGGGAGAATCCTCCGGTAAGGAAGCGCCACAATATCGTAAACGCCTATTGCCAGAACGAGGCAGGCGAACGGCGCTTGTTCGTTTACAAAACGGCTCCCGTGACGCACGATGGGCTAAGGCTGACAGCTCTGAAGAAGTCCGGCGATTACATCGAAGACGACTCAAAGCCTTACCAGCACATTACCACCGCGATCGGCTACGCTGTGGTTTACGAGCACAACTTGCTCGGGACCGTAATGGTCGGAAGCTCAAGGAGATAAAATGCTGAACCTTTTGAACCCTAACGTCCGTAGACAGATCATCGACGAATCCAAAGCAAGCGAGAACGTCGAGCGCAAGAAGGTGAGCTTCGGCCAGTTCGAGATTTTTAAGGACCGGATCCTCCAACAGGTGAAGGCCTACCTCGAGGGGTTCTACTCGAAGGACACCATCCAGAACACGCCGATCGTTAGCTCGGTAAACCTGGCTCGCCGGATCGTGAAGAAGGAAGCAAGCCTCTACCGTAAGGCTCCAGTCCGTGAGTTCTACGGCCTCAGCGAGGAGCAGGAAATGGTCGTCCGTCAGGTATACGCGGACCTAAAGATCGACACGGTCATGATGAAGGCGAACGAATACTTCAAGCTCCAGGATCAGACGCACCTATACCTGATCCCTCGCGCCGGGAAGCTGAAGCTCCAGGCCTTGCTCGCCCATAACATCGACGTAGTCCCATCGTCTCAGGATCAGGAGGAAGGCGAGGTTTACTGTATCAACGGCTTTGACCGTAACCTGGCTAACGTCAAGGTGACCGAAGATGGCGACAGCATGAACGAGATGATCGCTGACGAAGACGACTACCAGGCAGGCATGAAGGCCATCGCGGTATGGTCGCCTGTGTTCAATTTCGTCATGGATGAGAATGGAAACATCATGCCATCTGAGAGCTACGAGAACCCGATCGGTGGGATCGTGCCATTCGTGGACATCAACGGTGGTAAGGATGGCGAGTACTGGGTCCGCTCTGGCGCTGCCCTTACCGACTTCACGATCCAGTTTAACGCAGGCCTGACCGACCTCGGGAACGTGGTACGGATGCAGGGATTCGGCCAGGCATGGCTCAAGGCTCCGTCGAACCTGATCCCGAATAACATCCAGATCGGGACTAACTTCGTCCTGCGCTTGCCCATTGATCCGAACAACCCTGTCGAGACCGACTTCGGCTACGCTAACGCGAACCCTGATCTGCAAGGCTCGCTCTCCTACCTCGAGGGACTCCTGTCTAGCTTTCTGACCAGCCGTGGCGTTGATCCGAAGGTGGTCAATGCGAAGATGGACTCGGTGAAGTACAGCTCTGGATTCGAGCGCCTGCTGGCTATGGTCGAGCAGTTCGAGGCCAGTGAGTCCGACATCGCAGCCTTCAAGGATGCCGAGCAGAAGCTCTTTAAGATCATCGTGGCCTACCTTAACACCTACGGCGGGACAAGCGTTCTCCCGGGCTACCGGGTCGCTCCTATCTCCGAAGACGCCTTCATGAGCATCACCTTTAAGAAGCCTTCCAGCGTGGTCTCTGAAGCCGAGAAGCTCCAGAACATCCAGCAACGGAAGGAGATGGGCCTGATCACTCAGGTCGAAGCCATCGCCCTAGACCGCGAGATCGAGCTCGAAGACGCGCAGGAAGTCTATCAGCGAATCCAGGAAGAGTCTGGTCGGGAGATCGAAAGAATCATGCCAACTCAAGCCCCACCTGCGGCCGATGTTGAGGACGATGAAGAAGAAATAAATGGCTGAACCCGGGATCAAGCTCACGAAAAGCCGAGTCTCTCAGAAGCTCGACTTAAACGAGCTTACTGGCCGGGACATCTCATCCGATCCGGTGCTAGTCCGTAAGATCGCCCAGGGCGTGATAGACTACATGGTCGACCGGGCCAAGGAAGGGCGAGGCCTGGGGCGTAAGGATTTGAAGAGTCCCTACTCGAAAGCCTACGCGAACAGCCTGGCGTTTAAGGCCGCAGGCAAGAGCCGTAACCAGGTGAACATGACGCTCACAGGGGACATGCTCCGCTCGATCGACATTATCGAGGAAGACGGAGCCTCAGTCGTGATCGGTATCGACGACGAGACGGACGCACCGAAGGCATATGGCCACCAGACCGGATTCGAGGGCCATCCGACGATCCCGAACGGGAAGTACAAGCGCCCCTTCTTCGGCGTTACCAGCGACGAGGTAAAGCGCGAGGTCTTGCCGAAGTTCAAGGCCGAGATCGACGCGAGCGCAGGAGCCAGGACCATCAGCTCACTCGAGAGCCAGGAGACCGCGATCTCGTTCATCCAAGGACTTCGCAGGCTGGGCCAGCTATTCGAGGTCATCGAGTGAAGCTGAAGGTGAACCAGAAAAGCATCGACAGGCTGGAGCAGGAAACGAAGGACCGTCTCAATCGAGTTCTATCGAATCGCGAGATGCTGAACGAGGTCGGGACTCTGGCAACTGAATTGCTCAAGTTCACATCGCGTAAGGGCACATCGCCTGAGACCGGAGAGAAGTTCAAGCCATTATCGAAGGGCTGGATCAAGAAGCGAGATAAGATCTCCGAGTCCACACGCACTCACCAGGCCTATTCGAAGCGCAGGTCGAACCTGACTCTGACCGGGCAACTGATGGACTCGATCAACCATTCCGTGATCGGTAGAACGATCAGGATCACCATCGACGGGATCCACGAGCCATACAAGGTGAAGACGCGCAACGGACTCTCAACCGTTGGAAAGCGCATAAGAAACTCAGACCTAGCGCGCTATGTCGCCGAGGCTGGTCGATCTTTTTTCGGCTTCAGCAAAGCTCTCGAGGAAAAGCTCCTGACTCAGGCTAAAAAGATTGTAATCCGCTATATTCGTCGTAATCTCTGACTAATACTTGAAAACCATAGGAGGATAATCAAGAATGGATGAAATGAACGGGGCCAGTGGCCACCAAGTAGAAGGCAGTGCCGGAAACAAGGACAGTTCAGGCGATAGCGTGAAGTATGAAACCTATTCGCGCGCGATCGGGGAAATCAAAGCCCTGAAAGCAAAGCTGAATGAGTTTCAGGCTAAGGAACACGAGCGCGAGCAGACGGTGTTAGCAGAGCAGGGCAAGTATAAGGAAGCCCTGGAGGGTGCTTTGAAATCCAAGCGGGAAATCGAAGAGGCTCTCAAGGCCAAGGATGCAGCCTACGCTAGGACCATCTTCCAGAAGGAGGTTAAGCAATTAGCCCTCACCATGGGAGCGCGCAAGGAAGCCTTGGAGGACATCGTCAAGGTGGGCGACTGGTCCAGTGTAGAGATCGACGAAAGTTTCAATCTTAACACTGAACAGCTAAAGACTCAGCTTGCGAATCTGGCGAAGTCAAAGCCTTACTTCTTCACGACTGGAGCACAGAAGCCGGGTGATGTTCACTTATCGGCTGGGACGTTCTCTGGGGAGAAGCCTGTGAAGGAACTCACCAAGGACGAATTGATTGAGAAACTGAAAACCCTAAAACCATAAAGGAACTATATGCCTGACGTCATTACTGGGAATACCCAACTTCTCGCAACCAAGAACGATCTAATCACTAGCCTCGTCCAGAAGGAACTCAAGTTCCGGGCGAAGCTCCTCGCAACTGTAACCGACCTCTCCAGCTATGCTGGCAAGGGCATGAAGTCGATCAGCTTCCCCAAGCTGACTAGCTTCACCGTTGAGAACCGCGTATCTGCTGCCCCTGGTAGCGCACAGGCTCTCAGCGCTTCCGTCGACAAGCTCGACCTCAACCTGAATGCTTATGTGTCCTGGTTGATCGACAGCTCTGACGAGATCCAGTCCTCTATCGACGTGCAGATCGAGAACGCTCTCCGCGCAGCTTCCGCTCACGGTCGCTACGTGGACGAACAGATCATCGCTGTCCTCGAAGCAGGTGCTGGCCTCGATGTTGGAACTGCTCCGTTGACTGCTGACTTGATCCTCGATGCTCGCGAACAGCTCCTGAAGTCTTTCGCTGATCCTGCCGCTTGTGCGATGGTGATCGGTCCAGACCAGGAGAAGGTGATGCTCAAAATCGCTGAGTTCGTGCGCGCCGATTACTACGGCTCGTCCAACATCCCGAGCGGTCAGATCGGAACTGTGTACGGTATGCCTGTCATGGTTCACCAAGGAGTGGGCGCTGGCAAGGCTTACTGGTACTCCAAGGACGCTGTCGGTATTGCTTTCCAGAAGGCTCCGTCCATGGCTGAGCAGTCTGAAATCGCTTACGGAACTGCTGCTAAGCGCGTGGCAATCGACCAGCTCTTCGGTGTTAAGGCTCTCCAGACTGGTGAGCTCGGCGCCGCCTCTGGCAAGTCGCCTCTCATCGTAAAGATCTAATAAGCTAACGGAATGGGACGGGATACGCTTCCGACAGCCATTCCGAATTTCATCACCGCCGGGAGTCCACTGGGCCTCCGGCGGTCGATGCTTGTTAACAACGCCAGGATGGGAGCCCATGTTAGATACTTCGACATCGGGCAGGTAACGCTAAACGGACGCCTAGTCTGGATCGCGTGGTTCTACGAGGACTTCGATCCTCAGAAGATTAAGGAACTGGAGGGCGCGAAATGAGTCTCCCTGGCTCTCAACAGGATAGGGAATACCAAAAGTTCCGCGCAGGCTCGGATGGTGGCTCGGCTGTCGCAGTTGTACCAGACGGTGGGACTCTTAACGTCGAAACAGCAGGCGTTCAATGGGACGAGATCGTGACCACGTTCCCAAGTTCTCATATCGAGGTTTTTACTTACAAGCTGGCCGGAGTGGTGGTTCAAGTCATAACCGTTACCTATGAAAGCTCGACGAAAAAAGTACCCATCAGCGTCCTGAAGGTGAGGCCCTGATGCCTTGGAAGTTCGACGCTCAGATTGCAGATCTGGTCTTCGTGCTGAAGCCTGACGATGTGTCGGATCCGGCGAACATCACGCTAGGAGAGTCTGGAATCTCTGATCTGGCTATCGACACGGGCGATCGGACGAATGATTCTTCGATTTTAGACCAAGGCCAGCGCGTGATAGAGGTAGGAGTATAAGATGGCTATCCTACGAGTTCCAAGAATCACAACGGCTCAACGGGTGGGGCTACTGCTCCTCGACGGCGAGATCGTTTACGATACAGACAAGTTCAAGTTCTATGGTGGCGACGGAGCAACGCTCGGCGGTGTTCCTATCGGTGTCGGCATTCCAGACGGAGGCGATCAAGGCGATCTTCTCGCGAAGGCTTCTTCCGTTGATTTTGACACGGAGTGGATCAGCCAAGACTCGCTCTCTCAAGACTGGCAGACCGAAGCGTTCACGCTGACGGAAGCCCATATTTTAGAAAAGAAAATCGCCCTTCAGTATCAGCCAAAATCAGCTCAAGCTGTGAGGTTTTTACCTGATGGTGGACCTGAGCAGAGGTTAGGTGTTGACTACAATGTCTCCGGTTCTGAGATACTCTGGAATGGTCTGACGCTTGATGGATTCCTCGAGATCGGTGAAACGATCCGGGTGATCTATCCGGCATAACAAACAAACAGGATGGGAAATAAATGAGCGAACCAAATCAAATCAAAAAGAAGTATCTGGCGCCAGAGGTAATTGATTACTTTGACAACCAGATCGATGCAGAAAAGGCGAGAATCGATCAAGAGATTCTTGACCGCATAGCTGGCGATGCCGCTTCAGTTCAAAGCGCTAACGCCTACACCGACACAAAGATCGCACAGATTCCGTCTGTTGATCTGTCGAACTACTACAATAAATCAGAAGTTGATTCAAAAGACCTTGAGCTGTCTGTTAGAATTGCAGCGCTTGAGCAATATGACCAAGAATCGGTCTTCGTTGATGCAGTAAATGGCGTTGACGAGCCGGGGCGCGGAACGATGCTTCGTCCGTTCAAGACGATCAACTATGCTTACTCTCAAGTGCCTTCTCTCGGCAACCCTTCTAACACCTCTTACAATGCAAACGTCGGTAAGTTTATTACCGAAAAGCTGGTGTTTAGACTTGCTCCTGGAACTTACAACGAGAACGTTGTTCTCGGATTCAAGCGCGCTCGCGTTGCCCTTCTCGGTAATGGAGTCACCATTACTGGCGATGTTCGTATGGAAGCAAAAATGGCCGATTTCCCTGCAAGCTCTTTGCGCGGATCGACCATGGCGGCGTCTTTCCCTGCTCCGTGGACTGGATGGACCTCTGGGGTTCAACAGTGCTTTGAGATCGCTGGCGAGGCTGGAGGCGGTCTTGAGTCTGATCCTACCTCGAACACGGTCCAGATCACTGGGCTGACTTCTTTGGTGTTTGCAGAAGCGTCCATGACCGGACCTCAGTGGGATTCGGCTTTCGGTACATTCTTTTGCAACGTCAGAAGCGCGTCCTTGAATCGTGGTGTGGTTGCTGCTACTCAGCACTCTGCCGCTACTCCTAGCATGACGGAAGTGCTTTTCGAGATCGACTCGGCTCGGATTGGTTCTGAGCTTTCGGTTCGCAATTACTTCGGCGGCGTTCCTCATGGGTACATTGCCAACTATGCGACCTGGTCGTCTGCAAACAATGGAACAACCAATAAGGCTCCTACTGGTGCTGTTACGGTCAAAATGCATAATTCGACCATGGCTTCGGTGCTTGGCCCTCGCCTCACCATCGGAGAGATGGACGGTTGCCGGGTGTACGACATTGACCGCACCATGGGCGGCACTGTTGACAACGGCGCAATCGGTGGGAGCGCATCCTCTAGCTATGTCGGGATCGTAAACACTCAGTTCCGCGCATACAGTGGGACGAACGCGCTTCAGCTTGGAGCCTCCTCGGGGACTTCCAGGCTGAAAATCGACTCGGTTTCCTACACTACGCTCGCGTTTAGCCGAAACAGCTCTGGCGTTTTGTCTGCTCGCAGCTTGGTACTGGGTGGAACCGTTTTCGATTTCCTCGATGACGCTCGGAGCATTTTCGTAAATGATCCGGCCACTAATTACTCGAGAACAGATTCAAGCGTCAATGCCGCCCTTGAAGGAATTGATGCCGCTCTCGGACTCAAGGCGAATCAGTCGTCTATTTCGGCGATCGAGTCCAATGTGTCCTCGCTTCAGTCTGGTCTGGCTCAAGAGATCCTTGATCGTCAGGCTGGCGATGTTTCCTCTCTGAACGCTGCAAAGGCTCACGCTGACGCGGCTGTTCTGGTGGAGAAGAACAGGGCAGAAGGTATCGAGGCTGGGCTTCAGTCTGCAATCAACACCGAGAAGGGCCGGATCGACGCGATCCTTAGCGCTTCTCAGGCAGACAAGGACTCGTTCGCTGAGATCGTTGCGCTGATCAACTCGGTTGATCTCGAAAACGATAACGCGCTTGCCTATGTTGTGGCAAGTCTTCAAGGTGCTGATGCAGCTCTCGATGGACGCCTTGATACTGCCGAGGGAGAGATCGACGCGCTTCAGTCTGGCCTTGCTCAGGAGCTCATCGACCGCGCTGCTGGTGATTCTGCTCTTGATGCTAGGATCGTAGCTCTCGAGACCGCGCCTCCTGGAATGATCGCCCACAAAATGAGCGCGATCACCGTTAGCGCATCCGAGCTCTCTTACATCGACTGCGAACATCAGGCAAAGCCGATGAGCCTTCATGTGTTCGTCGGTCGTCTGGCCGTTCATGAAGGGGTGGATTATACCGTCTCTGTTGTGGGTGGAAAGACTCGTATCACCTGGGCCGGAAGCCTTGTTAATCCGTCCGGGGTCGAGTCGATCGAACTCGGAGACCGGGTTTACATCTCTTACATGAGATAAACTGTTGAAACTGGTGGCCCCTCCGCTACGATGTGGTGGAGGGGTTCACTTCAAAAGGGGAAAGAATGGCTAACATTTTCGGAAATCTCGAGCTAGAAGCGGTAGTCCAGACCAAGGATAAAACCAGACTAAACGCTTCCAAGTCATTCTCTCCTAAGGGCGAACAGCCTATCGACCAGGTAAAGATTAGCCCGGAGACAGGTGTGGCCCTGATCGCGGTCCATGGCGCAGGCAACCCGAAGGACTGGTTCCTCGATTGGGAATACGCTACCGCAGGCACGAAGACCGTGACTCTCGAGATCAAGGCCGGGCCTCACACTGTAACTTTTACACGGACAATCGAGGTCGTGACTCCAGAGCAGGATAAGCTGTTCTCGAAGGACTCGGACCTGATCCAGTTCGAGCCTGATATTCTCAAGTGGCTTCCGGCTGGAAAGAGCACGTATAACAATATCCACCGCAACGCTCAATACCTGATCATCGACTGGCTGGATTCGATCCGGGTCTGGCGCACGGACGGGACGAAGCTCACGAAGGCCGACCTTTCCCTCACAGATGACTTGAAACAGCTCTCGATTTACATGACACTCGAACTCATCTTTATGAGCATTTCAAATCAAGTCGACGATGTGTTTCTGAACAAGGCTAGAATGTACGGACAGAAGGCGCTCTTGGTACAGGGCCGTGGCAGGATCCAGGCTGATTTAAACGGCAACGGTACGCTGGACACTGGTGAAGCTGCTGACCTGCGCTCCTTCACACTGGTGCGTCGATGAGTCTCACGGCGGTTCGTCCCTACGTAACTGCCAGGATGACCGAGCTCGGATACGTCGAGCACACGGATCCATTCAACGATCAGAACATCCCATCAGCTATTATCGACGGGGCTTTCCACCAAGCCATGCTCGAGATCAGTGGCGTGGAAAAGAACAATGAGGCGCAGGGTGTCGAGGTTCCGGTCAGGATCAAGGCCTTCTTCAAAGGCTACCGGACGCCAGAGGAGGCGCTGGACCAGTCGATCATCAAGTCCGAGGAGATCGTGGTAGGGATGCTCCGGGCCGAGAACTTCTTCAATTTTAGCCCAGCCATCACGGGGGTCTTCCTTGACTCACTGAGCTTTGAACCCTACGATGAGGAAAGCAACGATAACACGATCCAAGTGGTTTTCGTGTTTCGGTTCAAGGTTTGGATCTGCGTCCAGAACTAAAAACGAAAGCCCAAAGGAGGGGTAATCATGGCCTGCAATTCTAATAAGTATAACCTCGGGATCCGGAATATCATTCTCGGATCTGATCGTCCTCAAAAGTTCTGCGTCTTCACAAAGGCTGACGAGTCGGACTCCCTCGATGGGAAGTTCTTCGTCGTTCACGAGCCAGTGAGCCAGGCAAAGCACTATTTCTGGTTTAACACCTCCGGCGGCTCTGCTGTCGATCCTGCTGTTCCGAATGCAACTGGGCACGCTGTTGCTATTGCTACCGGAGCTCCGAAGAACACCGTGGCGACCGCCCTCCAGCTTGTCATGGACGCGCTCGCATGGATGACCGCTTCTGTTTCTGGAAACGAAGTAGAGTGTTACATGACCGCAGACGGCTACGCTTATGAAGCTCGGGACGCTCTAGATCCTCTCAAGAAGACTGGCTTCTCGATCACCGTCGCTCAGTTCGGCTCTGTCGCTACTGACCTCGGTGGAACTAACGGCGATATCACCTTCACCGTTACAGAGCAGACCAAGGAGATCAAGGCTCCTCAGACTGGCGACTTCGTCCTGGCTGAGATTCGCCGTGGCGCTTCTGTGTCTGCTTCGTTCGAGCTGAAAGACTCCTCGGTTGAGTCCATCCGTCGGGCGCTTAACTTCTACGGAAGCACCGTTGTTACCGACGACGCCGCTTCTGAGGTGATCTCTGGCTACGGCTCTTCGAACCTGTTCAAGTCGACCGACGACGTGGCTGATAAGCTCGTATTCCGTCCGACTGACAAGGCCGCAGACGCTGACGCTTCCGAAGACTTCACTATCCACAAGTGCAAGCTGAAGCTGGGCGAGCAGACCTTCTCGGCTGAGAACGAGTACATCCTGCCTATCGAAGCTATCGGCTACCTCGACAGCTCGAAGTCTGGATTCGCTAACCTGTTCTCCTACGGAGACGCGTCGGCTCTTCCTGAAGCATAATCTAAGGGGATCTAATGGAGTTCGTTGCTAAGAAGAAAATGCTCAAGGTTACCATCGGAGGGGTGTCTCACGAGATGAGATGCCCCACCATTGGGGAGCGCCAGGAGTTCTTGGAAAAGCTCAAGGCCGTGAAGCCAGAAGACGCGATCAGCGCTTACGCAGACTGGTATTCCGGCCTGGGCCTTCCGAAAGAGGCGCTCTATTCCTTCGACGCTGACGACTTCTTCGAGTTCCTGGACTTCGTCTCGAATCCAAAAAAAAAGCCTCTGAACTCGACCTGATGAAGGCGAAGCTGGCGCGATTCTACGGATGGTCGCCAGATCAGATTGACTCCCTCGACGTGGTAAGTGCGAATGCTTACTGGCAGTGTATCGACCAGATCGAGGCTGGCGAGGTTCTGATGTCGTTCACAGTGCAGGACTACCCGAACTTGACGCAGGACAAAAGGGAAGCGCTGTTCAAAAAGTTTGAAAAGCGTCTCAATCCCGTGAGAAAATCCGAAGGAAAGAAGCTCACGAACAAAGAGCTCATGGACATTCTTAGCCGACGATAAGGAAATCAATGGCAGACCAGAAGATCGAACTCGAATTAGTGTTAGACGACGGCTCAGTGAAACGGGCCTTCGCGACCGTCCGCAAGGAGGCCGAGGACACTGGTTCCGCGTTTGGTAACGCCTTTTCTGTAAAGGGACTGGCTGACTTCTCGGCTGGAATCAACCTAGCAACTCGGGCAGTTACGCTTCTAAAAGAAACAGCACAGGCCTTGTTTAATGAAGTATTGGCTGGCGAGAAAATCGACGCCATCAATAGGCGTTTCGAGATCCTGGCTCAACAGCAGAACGCGAACGCTGAGGCCCTTGCTTTTGGCATCTCTCGAGCCGTTGGTGGAACGGTTGATCTTGAGGAGGCTTTACAGGCCACCAGCCGAAGCCTGATTAACCTTCAGACCGGGGTGGGCCAGCTTCCAGCATTGTTCGAGGTCGCTCGTAAGTCTGCCGCGGCTTTCGGTGGCGATACCATCTCGAACTTCGAGCGGATCCAGCAGGCTGTCATTACCGGAAACACTCGGGCGCTTCGCGAGGTTGGTCTGGTTGTAAATGCAGATGTTGCCTATCAGCGCCTTGCCGACTCGCTTGGTGTAACGGTTAAGGAGTTGACCGAGGCCGGAAAACAGCAGGCGATCTTAAACGAGGTTCTCCGATTCGGTGAGCAGAACCTAAAGAACATCACATCGAGCATTGAGCCCGTGAACCAGTCGATCAAGCGCCTCGGCGTATCGTTTGGCGAGGTGGCAGACACTGTCGCGGTAGCATCGAACAAGGCGTTCGGACCAACACTCAAGGGCTTCCTTGATAACGTCACAAGCGGACTAGAGAGCTTCAACGTCAGGATCAAACAGGCCTTCGGATTCGAGACGCTGTCGGCTGCCGAGAATGTCCGGCTTCTGACCGATGAACTCGCGAGGCTCGAAGCTCTCAGGGCTCAGGAGGCGGGCCTTGCCAATAGTGCCGAGACTGTCGCCGCGCTTGATATCCAGATCGCAAAGCTGAAAGAAAAGCTCGTTGTCGATCAAGAGCTCGCGATGGAGCAGGAGAAGAAGAACCAGGCCGATCTTCTCGATATCCAGAACACTGCCAGCAAAGTCGCTTTAACTAACCAGCTCACTCAAGCTCAGATCGAAGGCAGAGCAGCTCTCGATGAATACACGAAGCTACAAGTTCAAGCGGCTAACCAGGCCAAGCAAAGCGCCGATCAGTTAAATGGAGCCATCAAATCTGCTCTCGTGAACGCTATCGCACAGGGTGTCCAGGGTATGGCGATGGCCCTCGTAAAGGGTGAGAACGTCCTTTCGTCATTTGGTAAGACCATTCTCGGCATCTTTGCTGACCTCGCAATTCAGACCGGTACGATCTTGATCGGTATCGGCTTGGGTCTCGATGCGCTCAAAACCCTAAGCGGATTCGCTGCTGTCGCAGCTGGTATCGGCTTGGTCGCAATCGGTGGAGTCTTGAAGGCCTTGGCTGGTAGCGGTGGTCCATCTGGAACTAATGAAGGCGTGACTGCCACTGGCGGTGGCGTGGCCTTTACTGGAGACACTCAGACGCTGATCCAACAGAACCAACAGGAAGACCTGGTCCGCACTCCTGGGACCGTGGTCAACTTCCAGGTGATGGGCGACATCCTGGACAGCTCGGACACTCAGAATCGGATCGTCGCGCTTCTCAATGACGCCATCGACTCGAAGGGCGCAGTCGTTAGGGGGATGGCTTAAATGGCTTTGCTTACTCGCTCGAAGTTTTATTTTGGGGTCCAGATCGATTCAGACAACAACATCCTTGATATCGACGAAGGAACGGGGGTCGTATCTGTCGCTCTTGCTGTTAAGGCTTACTCGCCCAGTGAGATCGCAGTCGCTCTCTCTTCGGCGCTGAACTCATCTGGATCCCTAACCTATACAGTCACCCTGAACCGCACCACACGGCTCTTGAGGATAACGGCCAGTGGGACATTCTCGATCCTTCGATCGTCTGGACCGAATAGCGCCTCCAATATCTATTCGCGCCTGGGCTTTGCCGGGTCTGGAGATCTCACTGGCTTCAGTCAATACGACGGGACCACGGCTATCGGCTTCTCATACGAGCCTCAGTTCTATCTGCTCGATTACGTTCCACTTGAGCATAACGTCAAGAGCGTAAAGGCCTCGATCAATGAGACAGGATCCGGGGCGGTCGAGGTAATCCGGTTCGGCACTAAGCGGTATATGGAGTGCTCGATGGATTTCATCACTGACCGGAAGTTCATCGGGGACGACATCTGGACCAGTAACCTGACCGGGATCGCGGACGCGCTTCGGTTCATGGGTTTTGCTATTGAGAAATCGACCATCGAGTTCATGCCTAACGGATTAGACGTTGCGAACTATTCGAAGCTGGTTTTAGAATCCACGGAAAGCGACTCTCAGGGGACGGGCTTCAAGCTGTTGGAAATGATCGACTACGGCGAAGGACTCTACCGGACGGGACGCCTGGTCTTTAGGGAGGTTCTGTGAGCGTAATAAACGGACAGAAAGCGGACGCGGCGACATTTAACGCGGCCTTCGCATCGAAACAAGACGATAACACCATGTTCGGCGTCCAGACGCTCAGTGAGGCCGGAAGCGGTGCTACCGTTTCGAACGTCCAGCAGGCGATCAATGACGTGATCGCGTCCGACGCTCTTAAGATTCCATTATCCGAGAAGGGCCAGCCTAACGGAGTGGCAGAACTCGGGGTTGACGGGAAGGTTCCGTCGGCTCAGCTTCCGTCATACGTGGACGACGTGGTCGAGGTGGCCACCTTCGCGGCTCTCCCAGTGACTGGCGAGACCGGAAAGATTTACGTCACGCTTGATACTAATTACTCCTATCGGTGGTCTGGATCCACCTACGTCTTTATCGGTCGCCCGATCGTCAACACTGACGAGCTCGCGGAAGGGACCACGAATCTGTACTTTACCGATGGTCGGGCCCAGAGCGCGGTCGTCACTCAGGTGATCACTGACGGGGTCATGAACAAGGCTCCATCTGAGGATGCGGTTTTCGATGCCCTGGCTCTCAAGCTGAACACGGCTGACTTCTCGACCAGCTTCGATACAGCCTTCGGGCTCAAGGATACGGACGACCTAGACGAAGGAACCGCTAACCTCTATTTCACTGACGGACGCGCGCAGTCTGCCACGATCACTCAGACCATCACGAACGGGGTGGTGGATAAAGCTCCGTCATCCGATGCGGTTTTCGATGCCCTGACTCCGCTGATCTCTGGCCTGTCAGGCAAACAGCCTTCGATCCAGTTCAAGGACGAGGGTGTTAACCTTGGCTCGGCTGGTGTGGTGAACTCGATCGACTTCGTCGGTCCTGGCATTGAGGCCACGTTGGTCGGATCTGCCTTAACCGTGACGGTTAACGCCACTGGGACGGGTGGTGGATGGCAGGCCTACTCGAGCCTGGCGCTGACTGGCGGTGGCTCGATCGTGATCGTCCCGGCTGATGGACAGCAGAAGTGGCTAGTCCAGGCTTCGACCAGCGCAGGCGCACAGCTTTCTGCCACTCCATTCGGCGCGACTCCTCCGACGGCTGACGGGTCCATGATCCGACTGATCGGGAACTCGGACGATAACTGGATCGAGGTAGTGAATAACGACGCCGCTAATGGCTGTATTTTGAACGGGAGCCCGGCAAGGCTTCTCAAATATCACGTGATGGATTTTGTTTACGATGCGACTCTGGCTCGATATATCGAAGTGAACAGGAACTTTTAAGGGGTAAAGAATGGCACTGAATAGTAACTTTCGGACACTGACAGCAGACAATATCGAAGGCCTGGTCGATAATCGGAATTATCTGAAATCAAGCTTCGAGAACGGAACGATCCAAGGGTGGACCGAGATGTCGGTCGCGCTTACCTCTGGGCTTCCAACCGGAACGCCTACGATCTCATCGACAGCCGCCGCCTCTATCGCGCTGTCGGCAACTTCGACTACTCCGCTCTCTGGCGCTCGCTCGCTTCTCGTGACTGGAGCGGCTGGGTGGACCGCAGGGCAGGGCTTTATCTCGGACGAGTTCACGCTCGATCGGATGGACCTCGGGAAGGTGCTGACGGTATCGTTCGACTACGAGCGCGTGACCGGCACGCTGAACTTCTCTGGCACTCTCGGATCTCAGACCTTGATGGTCTACATTTACGACGCTACCGCAGGCGGCGCTAACTGGATCCAGCCTGCTGGGTTCCTTGGAATGAACCAGTCGAGCGGTCCGGGCCGTGTGACTGCGACCTTCCAGTCTAGCGTGGTGGCTGGCCAGAAGTACCGTGTGGCCGTGATCGCTTCTCAGGCTGTCGGCTCCGCTTGCTCGCTTGAGTTCGATAACTTCACCTGCTCTCGAGTGACCGCTCCCATCGGTCCTGTCGTGACGGATTGGGTGAACTATACGCCGACCGTTACAACTTCATCTGGTAGCGTAACAAACGCAACTCACACCGGAAGATGGCGCAGGGTTGGTGACAGCATTGAAGTAAGAGTAACGACACAATTTAGTGCAGCATCTGCAGCATTTACAAACATACTTTACTCACTTCCAAGTGGTTTAAGTTTTGATACTTCAAAATTCGCAGGTACAACTGAAACTCAAATTGGTGTTAGCAGGTGTCTTGATTCTGGAATCCTGATGTATGCTGTTGGAAATTCAGTCTATGTTGACTCAACTAGATTCAGACCGCAAGTTTCGGTTTCAGCCCCATCGTCATCGCCGGTGACATCTACTGTTGTAACAAACACCTATCCATTCACGTTTGGAGCAACTGGGACTCAAGACACGATTGAAACTGAAATCATGGCCCCCATCCAAGGCTGGTCGAGCGCAACTCAGCTTTCAAGTGACAGCGACACTCGGGTGGTGGCGGCTGCTTATTTGCGCTCTACTGCCCAAACGATTCCTGCGGCAACTGACACAACAGTAATTTATGACACTCGACGCATTGACACGCATGGCGCAATGAATACTTCAACCGGAAGATTCACGGCTCCGGTGAGTGGAGTCTATCGCATATCTGGAAGCGTTTTTTACAACTTTTTTACTCCTGCGGCGGGAAATCCTTTGCAGATGAGATTTGTGAAAAGAAGTGTTGCTGGTGTTGCCTTGGAAGACACATACAAGGACAACTTCACGGCAAATGCAGCGGTTGGGCAGGAAATTGCTTTGAGAACTACTGCATTATTTTATTGCAACGCTGGAGAAACTCTAGAGGTTATTTTGTGGCAAAACACAGGAGCATCCAGAACTACAATCGCAAACATTAACTATGTCGAGATCGAACGACTCTCCGGCCCGTCCGTGGTGGCGGCCAGTGAGACGGTGGCGTATTCAGGACACAGAACAGCTGGAAATTATGCGATTAACAATTCAAACGTGACAATCGTTTTCAACGCTACTGGTGTTGATACACACAATGCTATGAACACATCAACAGGAACATATACCGTCCCGGTGTCTGGCCTGTATGAAGTAATAGGAAAAGCAACTTTCACGTCAGGATCTATTCAGCTTTACACTGTTAATTTATTCATGGCCGGACAGCTAACTTCACAGTCTTTCATGACTCAGGACAGTTCTAATGGAAATTATAGATCGGCTCACGTAACAAATGTGAGAAGAATGAATGCAGGAGATCAAATTTCAATGACGGCGTTTTCTTCACTTGGATCTACTGTTGTTTGTGATTCTGCTGTGACAAATTGCCTTCACATTAAGAGGATCGGTAACTAATGAAACGCGTCAATATAATTCAAAGCAACGGACAACACACCTTTAACGAACTTCTTGATCCCTCCCAGTGGATCGCTGACTGCATCGCTTCAAACGCATGGGGCAAGCCCGAGCGTTGGGTTCTGCACAATGACGAGCCGATGGCCGAAGCCTACGACGAGGCCGATGTTCTCGAAGAGCGCATCGTCGAGGATATGCCTGCGGTCGATCCTGTCCTGATCTCTGAAGCCATCCCCGGAAGCCCTGCCGTAATGGACGAGGCGGGGAATATCGTTCAGGCCGAGATCCCAGAAACTCCCGCCGTTTACAGCGAGGCGATCCCAGCTCGGACGCACAAGGAAGTAAAGATCCGCGCGGAATATGTGGTAGAAATTTCCGATATAACTCAGATGCTCGAGCTTCAGAAGCTATCGACCGAGGCTCTCCGCTATCTTGAAAGCACTGACTGGATGGTTCTGAGAAGCATAGACACAGGGATTCCGTATCCAGAAGAAATCAAACAGGCACGGGCAGAAGCTCGGACGAAGGTGGTGAAGTGATGATCCACACAAGGAAGGAAGGGTAACCATATCGCAACGTACTCAAACAACACGACGATCAAAATCGGGAGCATGGTGACGTTTTACAACGGCACAGTGTCTGGAACCGTTTCAAATTCTTACACCGTTCCTTCGGGATCTTATATTCTTGTTCATACCGCAAAAGTAAATTTCAGTTTTGGTGGATCGGCTTATATAAGAGCGCAAAGACCAAGTGAACCAGCAACTTTTAACTTGCATGATATTGATCTTGGAGATGGGTATCGTCTTCCCAGCGGAACAATTATCACTATGCAGGCGACTGGCTTCGGTGGATTCGGTGGAAACTATAATCTAGTGGGGCAACTCTTCTCGAACACGCCATGAACAAGCTAGACGGAAAGACCACCATTCCAATCTTCGTTATAGGTGCGGCGGTTCCGTCGTTCGTCGGCTTCGTTCTCTGGCTTTCCTCGATCAGCTATTCCGCGACAGGAGCAGAAACCAAGGTAAAGGAACTCGAGAAGAAGCAGGAAGCTATGGGAGCCCTGCTCGTTGAGATAAAAGAAGACCTAACGCTCATCAAGTATAAGCTAGAAATCGGAGGCAAGGATGGAAAGTAAAGGCATAAAGGAAACAAACGAGGCGCTGGTAGGGTTCATCAAGCTCGCGGCTATGCTGGCCCATGAGTTCAAAGACGGTATCCAGGCGACCGACATCGGGCCAATCATCGTGAAGATGCAGAGCGAGCCTCTGAAGTCTGCGCTCCTCGATGCTTACAACGGGATTGAAGAAGTCCCGAGCGAGCTTCGTGACGTGTCGCTGGTCGAGGCCATGACTCTGATCCCTAACCTGATCGACGCTCTCGGTGATCTTGTCCAGGCGGTGAAGAAGTGAACGCCATTCTGTCGATCATCAAGGCGATTCCGACCGCGCTCTCGATCATCCATGCGCTTGTTAGCCTGGTGAAACAGCTTCGAGAAATGGCTCATAAGAAAGCCATGGAAGACATGGCGAAGGCTGAGACTGTCGAAGAGGTGAAGGAAGCGCTCGACGATGTGGCCAAAAATCCTTGAGCGTGTGCCGTTCCCTGGTCTCCTGCTCTTGCTCGGCTGTAGGGAGAACCCGGACGCGAGTCTCTGCGTGATTTACTCGGAAGGCCCGAAGCCCACGCTGTTCTGCCAGAACATGAAGACCGGGGCGACGAGTGAGGTTAGCCTGAAGGACGCGCACAAGTTCTATTCGATGAGCGCGAAGGATTACGAGGCTGTTAGGGAATGGCATCGGAAGGAGTGTCTGACTAATGAGTGACGAGCCGAAATGGTTACAGATCGCACGGGCCGAGCTCGGCCAGGCCGAGGTTAAAGGGTCGAAGCATAACCCGAGAATCATTGACTACCACTTCGCCACCTCTCTAAAGGCCACGGCTGACGAGGTTCCATGGTGTTCGAGCTTCGCGAACTGGTGCATGAAGCAGTCGATGATTAAAGGAACCGGATCCGCGGCGGCTCGGTCATGGCTTAACTGGGGCCACAAGGTCGAGAAGCCTGTCCCTGGCACGATCTGCATCTTCCGCAGAGGTAACGATCCTGCATCGGGTCATGTCGCTTTCTATCTCGAGGAGGATGACCACACGATCAGCGTCCTCGGTGGTAACCAGGGCGACAAGGTCTCGGTGGCGAAATACAAGAAGGCCGACCTTTTAGGTTATCGCTGGCCGTTTCCGGTGCTACCATCGGCGTAAGGTATGGCCTATCAACTGACGCCACGGGCGAAGCAACTTCTGAACAGAACGAACATCGAGCCGAATGTGGTGCTTTGCATCGACGGCTATGAGTTCTGTTTCGGCGCTCAGATTACTGGCGTCTATGCTTTCATCGGCCAGCCAGGTCTCGAGATCGGCGGTGGCTGGAATATCGGCGGGATCTTTCGGGACGAAAGCGTTCTGGATTACATCTCTCTAGACGGTACGACCACAAACATCACGCAACAGCTCGACACTGACAAGGGTGGGGCTAGCTCGACTCAGACCATGAAGATCAGGGTCGTGGACTTCGAGGGCCAGGTGACGCGCTTGATCTCTCCAGGCTTCGACGTTGATGACATTCTTTATCGGGACTGTACAGTCTATCTCGGATTCCGCGAAGGGGCTTTCCCTGATGATTACGTCGATCTGTTCGTCGGAAAGATCCAGCTAATCGAGTCCGGTGCTGGCTTTGTTGAGTTCACGATCGCCCATCCAGAGGATCTGAAACGCTCCGAGGTATTCCCGAAGATAGAGACCGAGGTCGGGCCGTATCTGGTGAATTACAAATCGCTGACGATCCAGAGTCTTTTCTATCAGCAACGTGGCGACGTGGTCGGGACTGTCCAGATCCGCTATCTAAACTCGCCTTTTATCGGCGACACTGCCACAGTTTCCACTTCTGGGAATCTCATCACAGTCGAGATCGAGGCAGGCGTCACGAAGCAGAAAACCATCAAGAAGGCCATCGAGGCCAACATCGATTCAGCCCAGCTCGTGACTGTGAAGGGCGTCGGTGATATTAACGCTGTCGCTAACGCTGTTCCAATCTCGGACTTGACCGTCGATTCCGTGATTTATCTGGAGTCGGTGCAAGGGTTTCTCGAGTCCAACACTCCGCTTGTCCGTACCTTCTGCCGAATCGATGACGAAATCATCGAATATGCATCGATCGATTACGATCTCAACACTCTCGAAGGCTGTACCAGGGCGGCGCTTAACTCCTTCGGATCGACTCACGAGATCGGCGCTCAGGCGTCTAGCTTCTACGTGATCGGCGACGGAACGGGCGACTCTAACGCCATTGACCTAGCTCTGAGAATCATGCTCTCAGGCGTGGGCGAATACGTGTCCGGCCAGGGCGATATTCAATTCTACAACTGGGACGGGATCACTAACCATCCGCAGGGGCTCCTTGTGACTGGCCTTGATCTGGTACGCGAGAAGAACATCCGCGAGGGCGACACTATCACGGTCTCTGGTTCGCTGATTCCCGGGAATAACATCACGGGCGAGATCATCTGGATCGAGGTCGAAGACCTTGGAACGGTGATTTACGTTGACGGAGCTTCGTTCGCGGTCGAGGCGTCTAGTCCGGCTGTGATCTCGATTACCTCTCAGTACGACGTTCTTCCTGACGGGATCGGAATGAGCCCGAAACAGGTGGACATCGACAGGTTCCTTGAGATCAAGCGGAAGTTCCCGTCGAGCTTGCCGACCTTCCAGATTTACTTGAAAGAGTCGATGAACGTGAAGGACTTCATCCAGAAGGAGCTTTTCGTTCCGTCGGCCATGTACGCTCTGCCGAGAAAAGGGAAATCCTCGGTTGGGATCCTGGCCCCACCGCTTTACGAATCCGACTCAAAGGTTCTCACGCTCGATAATCTGAAGGATCCGCAGAAGATCAAGACCAGCCGGAGCGCGAATAAGTATTTCTACAACTCGGTGGTCACGAAGTACAACCAGGACTCAGTCGATGACAAGTATCTGAACCAGTCGATCCTGCTCTCCGCAACCTCGACAAATCGAGTGAAGGCTCCGAATCGTCCGCTGGTGGTCGAGGCTAAGGGCGTAAGACCTGGCGCTCTGAACGAGGCCATCATCGAGCGGAACGCGAAACGCTACCTTGACCGATACCAATTCGGCGCTGAGTGGATCCCTGTCGAGCCTGATTTCAAGACTGGATTCAGTGTTGAGATCGGTGACTCGATCGTATTCGGTGAGCCTGCGCTTCAGGTATCGGATACGACCGGAGGCGATCGTAACTTCAGGCCTCGGGTGTTCGAGGTCGTTAACAAAGACTTCGACTGGCGGGCTGGTAAGGTTCGCCTTCAGATCGTTGATACTAATTACTCGACAGGCGTCCGCTATGGGACGTGGAGCCCGGCTTCTCAGATCGTCGAGAAGGTGGGGCCGAACCAGCTTCGCGTCCAGAACTCATTCGGTTCCGACTCCGAATCTGACAAATGGCTACCGTACACAAACCGAACAGTGAGACTCCGCGCTCCAGACTACAGCGCAAGTGAGCTCGTGAAGTTCGTGCAGTTCGATCCGGCCGATCCGTTCCTGGTCACGGTCTCGCCAGCGATCACGGCTCCTGATCTAACGGGCTGGATCATGGACGTTCCACCTTACGATTCGCTTAACGCTTCGAATGATTCGCTCTACAAGGCCGTCCATGTGTTCTGGAATCCGACTGTCTCGGTGGTCTCGCTGGCTCCGTCTGCTGACCAGTTCGAGGTCGCATCGGGCGACGTGGCGAAGTTCTGGGTTGGCGCTCCGCTTCGGATCAGAAATGCGGACTATTCGAAAGACACGAAGGGCGAACTCTTGAGAGTGGCGTCCGTTGCGGGTAACGTGGTCACCATGAACAGCGCGGCGAGCTTTACGCCGGACACTGACTGCGTGGTCGATCTTATCGGGTTTAGCTCCGACAACGGGGCTCCCTATGTTTGGGTTTGAGGGGTAACTTATGGCTGAAGTGACAGGTTTGAAACAACTGATTCTCTCTGAGGACGTCGAGACCGGGGCGAGCGCATCGGAAGCGACCATGACTAAGATCGCCGGGACGCTGAACCATGTCGCGGAAAAGCAGTTCCTCTATTGCGCTTTTAACCTGCACGGCTCCTATTGGATCACGCCAGTCCCTGACGCGAACGTCGACATCGAGTTCCTGGTTCCCTGCGACTGCGAGATCGTAAAAATCCAGATGTACCATAAAGACGCCGGAGCCTCTGGCACTTGTGAGATGGACGTCCTTCGGTTCCCTTTGGCTGGTGGCTCTAGCTCGATCTTCTCGACCAGGCCAGCGATCCCGTCTAGCTCTGGCGCGAACGCTCGGATCCTGACCGACTACTCGACCGGAACGCCGAACGACCTGAGCCTTCCAGCTGGCGCTACCGCTCCACGGCTGGCGATTTCTACCATTTCCGAGAACGACGTCTTGAAGGTGAGCTTCATCCAGAAACAGGCCTCCCCTGCCGAGGGCGTGGGCGTCCACATCATTCTTCAGCCTATCTGAGCGATCTCAACCGGACTCGTTTAGCCAGTTTGCCATTAGACGCTCCAGGATTCGATTTAAGCGCATTTGATACCTTGAGCTAGTCCTAGATAGTGTTCCGCTGGAATCGCTTAAAATCGATTTTAGAGCGTTTCGGGTTCTGGCCTTTACAACGGGATCGGGCTTGGGTATGAAAGCAAACGGCCCGACTCGCGAAAGTCAGGCCGTCTTTGGCAATCGTGCCGGAGAGTAAGCAAAGAAGTAGGCTTTGCTGGTGGAGACCGTACCACCGAGCTAGGCTCGCTTCAAGGGGGAACATCTTGAGCGACAGCGTCACTATTAAATTCTGCAACTGGGAACAGTACAACAAGCGGGCGAAGGAGTATAAAAATCCGGTCTGGTTTTCCTTCCAGAACGACTTCGCCACAAATCGGAACTTCTACGATTTCACAGATCAGCAAAGGCTGATTTTCATTTATCTGCTTTGCGAAGCGAGCCAGCAAAACAAGGCCGGATCGTTGACCATCGAGGTCGAGCATTTCTGCTACCATACCAGGCAAAAGCCGAAGGACGTTCACGCAACGATTCAAAAGCTGATGCAAAAACAAATACTTGAAGCTCGGGATCGTGACGGGATCGTGACGGGATCGTGTGGGGATCGTGATCTGGCCGTTACAGAACAGAACAGAACAGGACAGGACAGGACAGAACAGGACAGAACACTATATGGCGCGATCGAAAAAAATTCGATCTCGCACCCCGAGGCCTACGGCGCTGTGGTTCATGTCTTCGAGTCTCGTGATGTGACGCCTGAGATCACGGCCACCTGGGTCGATGCCTTCCCAGATCCTGGCTGGGTTGTCGCAGAGGTTCACAAGGCTCTAGCTTGGGAGGGGGCTAACTCCACTCGGAAGAAAAAAAACTTCGGGCGGTTCATGACGAACTGGCTGACAAGAGGCTGGGATCGGCGTATCACCACAGCCCCGACTAAGAACTACGCAGAACGACGCTACGAGGCGAATAAGAACGCGCTCGAGATTGCACTGGCGAGGGAGGCCGCGAAAAATGAAAAGTGAAATCATGAAACTGATTTTTGGCCTTGGCGAATACTACGACAAGAAGCTCACCCCGGAGCAACTCGAGATGTACTCGCAGGATCTCGCCCAACTCTCGCCAGAGGAACTCCGCTTTGCGATTCTCAAGTATCGGTCTGACGGAAGGAACGAACGCTTTCCGCTTCCTGCAAAGCTCCTCGAGATCGTAAAGCCTACAGAGACCGAGCTTGATCTCGGCCAGGAAGTCGCCTCGAAGGTGATCGGCGCGGTTTCCAAGTTCGGTTCATACCGGGGCGCTGAGGCCAGGACATGGATCGGAGAGATCGGCTGGGAATGTGTTGCGCGAATGGGTGGCTGGCCCACGATCTGCGCCGAGCTCACCGAGGAAAATAAGGGCACGTTCTTCGCCCAGATCAGGGGCCTGGCTCAGACGCTGAACAAGCAATCGAAAGCCGGAACGCTCGACCAGCCTCGAGACTTTGCGCCAGCGATCGAGGCGAATCAGATCCGCGAGCTTATAAGCGATTTCTCGAAAAAAACAGCTACGCCTATTAGTTCTAATAATACGCAAGAATCAGACTTCTGAGGTATTGTCCGGCCATGAACAACAAAGATGACGCTGAACAAATTGCAAAGGTGAAAGCCATGCTTCGTGATCCGCTGGTCGCGCAAGCGTGGAGCATTTACGCCGCGATGGAATATAACAAGGGCTGGAACTCGAAATCGTTCTTGATTGCCAGGGAGAGAGCGTGGAAGACGTACTGTCACTACCGCGATCAATTCATGGGCTTCAAGGCTTTCGAAGACAGCCAGTCAATCAACTGAAAGGAAGCGAAACAATGGAAAACAAAATCAAGCTAAGCGGTAAAGCGCTGTACGTGAAAGAGCGCACAGCAAAGACCGGGATGATCATCACGAACTTCATGGTCGAGTGTCAGAACGCAGAGGGTTACACCTCGAAGATTCCGGTGACTGGCTTTGGCATCAACACGAAGATCGTCGACGGAGATCAAGTCACTGTCTTCGGAAGCCTTCGGAACGCCATGATCAAGAATCCAGATCCAGCCGCGAAAAAGGATTTTAGGCTCGAGGCGATCGCTGACCGGATCGACGTCCTGACTGCGGACGTTCCTTTTTAATCTTCTCCAGCACCGTGTGAGCCGAGCGGTTAATGATCGGCCAACTTTTACAACAGGATGGGAGGCTCCTCATGTTCGACGAATACACCGAAGGATTTAATGCAGGCTTTGATTTTGCTCACACTGGCCCGGCTTTGAAGAAGATCGAGGCCGAGGCCGAGGAACGCGGATTCCGCAAGGCCGTGACCGATCGCGATTATCTCAGGATCCACCGCCAGAGGATGGAGATCATCCTGGACCAGATTGAGGATCAGACTTTCGACGTGGTTCTGAAGGCCTTCTCCGAGTTCGGGCTTTTCAATACCAGCGCAACGGCTCCGGGCCATGACGTGCTGAACCGTGGAGGCGCTATACATGAATGGCTCAAGGTGAACCGCGACCGGATCCTATCAGGCGGGCTTCCTATTCGTGGCGACGTTACGACTGGAGGCGCGGAATGACTGACAAGGAACTAGCGCAAAGCGCATACCTGGAAGGCATGAAGTCTGGATTTAATATCGCCATCACAGAGCTTTATCGGGTCAGGTCTGACGATAATAACGGCGACGTCACGAACTGCATCCACGCCTACGAGTGGGCACAATATCTCGACCGGATCATGGATCGGTCACTCGAAGAAGCGAAGACGAAATACGTGGAGATAAACAAATGAGTGACCGCCAGCTCTGCGTGTTCATGATGAAGCGGAACGGCGAGCCCTACCGCTGGATGGTGCGGGTCACTGTGCAGAAAGAACGGCGCTACGTCGGATGTTACAAGACGAAGCCGGAAGCTGTGAGCGCTCTCCAGGCTTTCATGGCGAAGCATGGTAGACAGACAGCATGACACCTACGGAAATGCACATTGATGCACTGATGGAAAAAATTGAGAAGCTACAAGCCGAAAACGCCCGTTTGCGTGAGGCTTTAGAATTTTATGCAGATAAAACAAATTATTCTTATTACTGTTATGAATATAATTTGAAGACTTGCGGAGATGACGAGCTTGGTTCTCATGCCCGCAAAGCGTTGAGGGGGGAGTGATGGAAACGATCGTCGAACTCGGCTGGATGTTCTTCTTCTCGGGATTCGCCTTCGTGACCGGGGCGATGTTAGCCTGGGCGAGCCTGTCGTGGCTGAAGGAGGTTCTGTGGAAAAGGTGAAATTAGAAAAAAAACTTGAAAAATTTTTTTCTAAAATCGTAACCACAAAATCAGGATGTTGGGAATGGATTGGATGCACATCAAAGGGCTATGGTCTGTTTAGAGGTTTTGACAGTGAAAAAACATCATCTCACAGATTTAGTTATTTAATTTTTAATGGCGAATTAAAAAACAAAATGCACATTGACCATTTATGCAAAAATACTAAATGCTGCAATCCAAGACACCTTGAGCAAGTAACGCCAAAAGAAAACGTAATTAGAGCAAAAACCCAAATTACACATTGCCCGTCTGGCCATCAGTACAGCCAAAAAAACACAAGATTATATAAAAATGCAAGAAACTGCAAAGAGTGCAATAAGCTCAGATCAAGAAAAACTAGAGGATTCAAAAATGGGTATAGAAATTTTTGTGAAAAATGCAAAAAATACTCCAAAACAGAGCCTTGTTGGAGATGTAAAAATGAAACAAAAAGAATCAGATACTCAAGAAACTATACATAAGTTTTCCTGTCTTTTGTTTTTTGGCTGCACCTGTGGGAAGGGGAGAAAATGAATGGCCTGGATTTATTTTCAGGCATCGGTGGAATCGGAATCGCTCTCGGGCCTTGGGTCAGAACCGTCGCCTATTGTGAGCGTGACCGATATGCTC